GAACAGCTAAGTGCCACGCAGTCCATTACAGAGATAGATATTAACTTCAATAACTCAGCAGGTAACTATCACATCTTCGTGCCAAATATAACGGCGGCTGTTGCAAATGTGCATCTATATGCTAGAGCCACTACAACAGTAAACGCGGATATCACAGCAGGTAGGTTTACAGTAGAGCTAGAATACTCAGTATATTAAGGAGGGTAACATGGCTGATGCAGTAACCTCACAAACGCTTGTCGATAACGACAAAAAGCTTGTGATGAAGTTTACGAACATTTCAGATGGAACCGGTGAAGCTGCTGTTAAAAAAGTTGATGTAAGCGCATTAAACACTAACGGTCATGGTCAAACCTGTACGTCCGTTGCTATAGATAAAATATGGTGGCAGTGTATAGGCATGAAAGTAAGGCTGTTTTTTGATGCTACGTCAGATGCTTTTATTATAGAGCTAGGTGAAAACCAAAGTGGACATCACGATTACAGTGAGTTTGGTGGTCTTAAAAACAATGCGGGGTCTGGCGTGACTGGTGATATTGATTTTACCACAATAGGACACTCCAGTGCAGACACGTATACCGTCATCTTGATGATGCGTAAGAACTATGACTAAAACTAGGCGCGATAAGCAACCGCCTAAGACAAAAAAGTATTTCCGCTCCACAAAATCTGGGGCGGGAATGACTAAGGCCGGTGTAGCGAAATACAGACGCGACAACCCGGGAAGTAAGTTAAAAACGGCTGTTACAAAAAAGAAGAATCTAACAGCTAAAGATAAATCAAGGCGTAAGTCATTTTGTGCACGAAGCGCCGGACAGATGAAGAAGTTTCCAAAAGCGGCTAAGAACCCAAATAGCCGTTTAAGACAGGCAAGGAGAAGATGGCGGTGTTAATTAAACAAGCTTTTGTTGGTGGTATTACCACAATGTCTCTAGGCGCCATCACATGGATGACTGTGACCCTTATTAATGTAGATAAGGAAATAGCTGTGATGTCTGTTAAGATTGAGCAAAACAACGCTATGTTAAAACCTTTATGGGAAGACTTTATTAAAAGGAGTGCAAAGTATGAACAGGCCGCAATCAAGAACTAAGGTAAATCTAGGCAGCGGAGCGTGTCCACCGATACGAATGGCTAAGGGTGGAGTGGTAAAAATGAAAAGCGGAGGAAAAATTTGTCCTTCCGGTAAAGCTTGGGCAAAGCGCACTTTTGATACCTACCCAAGCGCTTATGCAAATTTAGCGGCAAGTAAATATTGTAAAGATCCAAACTATGCCAAAGGCGCTAAGGGTAAAAAGAAAAAGAAGAAAGCATAATGGGCGAACTTAAAAAATGGCTTAAACAAGACTGGGTTCGTATCGGTACGGATGGCAAGATCAAGGGTAAGTGCGGTACATCTAAAGATAAAAAGAACCCTGATAGATGTTTGCCTCGTAGTAAGGCACAGTCTTTAACTAAGTCACAACGTGCTACCACGGCTAAAAAGAAAAAACGTGCAGGTGCAAAAGGAAAAACAGTAGTGAAAAATACAAAGCAGGCTGTTGTTCGTTTAGGTAATGGAGGTCATGTACGATAATGGGAGCAAGACAAGCATATACTGGAGATGAAAGAAAATACATCAAGGCAATTGATGATTATACCACTAAGAAAATAAGTTATTCACAGTTTTTAGATAGAACAATACCACTCAAGGATGTGAGCAGAAGAGTTAGAGACACGTTTACGGTTACAGGAAAAAAATTACAAGGTTTGCCTTTTGGTTACGATAAAGGTGGTAAAGTTGAAAAAGTTGATGTAAATTTAAAAGGTAAACGATTTATCGCACGAGGGTGTGGGGCAGTAATGTCCAACCGACGTAAGAAAACTTTGTATACTTAGGAGAAACTTATGAGAAAAAAGAAGACATATGCGATGAAAAGAGGCGGTAAAGTAAAGCCTCGTATGATGAAAAAAGGTGGTAATGTTAAGCCTAGAATGATGAAGAAAGGCGGTAATGTTAAACCTCGCATGATGAAGAAAGGCGGTAATGTCAAGCCCAGAATGATGAGTAAAGGTGGGGCAGCTAAAAAGACAATGACCGTTGCACAACTACGGGCCGAAGCGAAGAAAAAAGGAATGAAGTTAGTTAAGGATACTAAAAAGGCCTAAATTTGCCGTATTTACAGAGTAACATCCCGCATTTTAAATGTTGGGTGCGTAGAGAATATACACACAACCATGAGAAGTATCATGGTGAGTTTTTGCACGCAATGGCTATTGCTGTCACGACGATGCCCAATAGGTGTTTGTCTTTTCAAGTAATATTTACTGGGTGTGAGAATGATGACGATGAGCCTAATGTGCACGGTGGTGCTATGTGGGCTCGTATGCCTATTACAGCCCTTGTTGGAGATTTTGATTTTGAAGGTTGGCCAGATCCTATGGAGACGTATTTGGCACAGCCTTGGGACTGTGCCTCGCATCATCACGCTGTATATACCTTAGACAGAGCAACTCCGTGTCCATGGATGGCAAAGATAGGTGGCGAGTTTTATCCTGCAAAATATCATTTTACTGTTGACTATACGGACAGCGAGATAGCGGATGACCCTGCACAGCATAAACAAAGTCATGTTCTTACCTTATTAGATGCCGGCGACTACACAGGTAACATTGTAGCCTTGCCAAACAACCGTGTTCGTGTTACTCATCCCGCATGGTTTGAGACGGGGGAGGGTCCGCCGGACTTTAAACCATCGCAGCATATACATTACTCAAAGTCTGATTTAGATTATGTGTTGGACGTTAACCAAATTTTTGATAATATGTACGCAAACAAGGATGAGTAAATGGCCGTATCAGATAGCACAGACTTCGAACTCGACGTTGCAGAGTATATCGAAGAGGCGTTTGAACGTTGTGGCTTAGAGGTCAGAACGGGTTACGATCTTAAATCTGCCAAGCGTTCTCTTAATCTTATGTTAGCCGAGTGGGCTAATCGTGGTCTTAATCAATGGACTATTACACAAACTACACAGGCACTCACTTCTGGAACAGCTAGTTATAACCTTAACACTAATGTGATTGACATATTATCCGTTGTGGTAAGGCGCAGTAGCACAGACTTTGCTATGGAACGAATTAGCAGGTCTACGTATTTAGGTATACCAACTAAAAGCACAACAGGACGACCTAACCAATTCTTTTTAGATAGGCAGATTACACCTGTGTTAAAAATATGGCCTACTCCAGAAAATAGCACAGACACTATTATCTTTGATGCGCTTACTCGTATGGATGATGCCGACACGTTTATTAATACCATGGATATGCCTTTTCGGTTTTTTCCATGTTTGGCTGCGGGTCTTGCGTATTATATAAGTATGAAGAGAGCGCCAAACAGGACGCAAATGTTGAAAGCTGTATATGAAGAGGAGTTCCAACGAGCAATGACTGAGGATAGAGATAGAGCTTCTTTTAACGTTGTGCCTCAGTATGAATACTTTAGGAGTTCGTAATGCCTAGATTTGCAAGAGGTAAATTTGCAAACGCCATATCAGACAGGTCTGGTTTCAAATATAAGTATTCGGATATGCGTAAAGAATGGAATGGTTCGCTTGTAGGTAAAGATGAGTTTGAGACAAAACAACCGCAGCTCGAGCCCTTTCCGACACTTGTGGATGCGCAAGGTATAAAAGACGCCCGGCCTGATCGCAAAGAACCTTTGACGGTTCCTGTAGGCCCGGGTGGGTTTCCTGAAAGAGGGGTAGCAATACGGGCTTTTGCTTCCGTTGGAGAGGTTACGGTGACAACATGAGCTTTACCTTAGCCACTTTAAAAACAGCCATACAGGATTATTCTGAAAATACAGAGACTACGTTTACCAATAATCTATCAAATTTTATAAAAATTGCTGAGGAACGCATACTTAAAAATGTGCAGCTCAGTATATTTAGAAAAAACGCTACAGCAGCGTTTACCTCAAGTAATGAGTTTTTAGCGTGTCCTAACGATTTTCTTACACCGTTTTCTTTAAGCTTTACGGATGGCAGTAGCAATAAAGTATTTCTTGATTACAAAGATGTAAATTTTATACAAACATTTACCCCTAATACTTCTACCACAGGATCGCCACGCTTTTATGCTTTGTTCGACACCGATAATTTTATTGTAGCGCCCACGCCTAGTAGCAGCTTTGCAGTAGAGTTGCATTATTACTACAGGCCAAACAGTTTAACAGCAGGCGCCGATTCTGGGGAAACATGGCTAAGTACAAATGCACCTAACGCTTTACTTTACGGCAGCCTTATGGAGGCGTATACGTTTATGAAGGGCGAGCCCGATGTGATGCAGAATTATGCACAAAGGTTTACTGAAGCTGTGCAATCGCTTAAACTATACGGCGAGGCAAAAGAGGTTAGCGATTATTACAGATCAGGAATGGTTATGAGGGATAAACAATAATGTTGATGGAATTACCAAAAACACCGATTGTAGACATACAAACCACTAATAACAGAGGATTTACGCCAGAAGAGGTAGCGGCTCGATGTGTTGATAAGATAGTGGAAGTTGGCGAGAACGCTGCGCCAGAGATTAGAGAACAGGCTCATGCCTTTAAATCGCATTTAGAAAAAGTGATTATATTTTATATGAGAGAAGCAATCAAATCAGATAGAACCACTGTTTGCAACGCAATTAAAAATGCAGGACATGAAAAACTTGCAGAAATGATAAGGAGATTATAATGGCTATATCGCAGGCAATGTGCACATCCTTTAAGGTAGAACTTCTAAAAGGTGTTCACAATTTTACAAATAGTTCGGGTAATACGTTTAACATAGCTTTGTATACCTCGAGCGCGAGTCTGGGTGCCGGAACGACTGCTTACACAACTAGCAATGAAGTATCGGGAACAAATTATACAGCTAAAGGACAAGCTCTTACAAACGTAACCCCGACCGCTTCAAGCACGACTGCTTTGACAGATTTTACAGACGAAACTTTTAGTAATGTTACATTAACGGCTAGGGGTGCTTTAATATTTAATGATAGCGCCTCCGGTGATCCGGCGGTATGTGTATTGGATTTTGGTTCAGACAAATCAGCCTCCTCGGGGGATTTCACTATTGTTTTTCCGGCAGCCGATGCGAGTAACGCGATAATAAGGATAGCTTAATGGCATTTGTAATAGCAGATAGAGTTCGGGAGACAACCACTACCACAGGCACCGGCACAATCACCTTGGCAGGTGCAGTCACTAACTTTGAAACTTTTACTGCTAATCTATCTAATTCTGATACAACCTATTATGCTATTGTTGATAATACAAATGGTGCTTTTGAGGTTGGTCTAGGAACATTTACAGCTTCTGGTACAACACTAGCACGATCAGTATTAGCGAGTTCTAACAGCAATAACCTTGTTGATTTTGGCGCAGGAACCAAAGATGTTTTTATCACAGTTCCTGCAAGTAAGATCGTTGTTGAAGATGGCAGTAACAATGTCGCCATAGGAGGCACAGTAACAGCCACGGCTTTTAGTGGTAGTGGTGCAAGTCTTACAGGTGTGGATGTAGTAAACGACACAAGTCCTCAGTTGGGAGGAGCATTGGACGTTCAGACCCACGATATTGTAACTACATCAAACAGAGACTTAGAGTTAGCTCCAAACGGCACAGGTAACGTAGTTGTAAGAGGAAATAGTAATCAAGGGAAGATTACTTTAAACTGTGAAAGCAATAGTCACGGACAAGCTATACAAGCACAGCCACACTCTTTAGGTATAGACAATGTAATGTTGCTTCCTAAAGATGGAAACTCAACTCTTGTATCAGAAATATCTACACAGACACTAACAAACAAAACATTAACAAGTCCTGTTATAGAAACAGTAACAGGGTCAACGATTACGTTAGACTCAGCAGGAGATATAAACCTAGATGCAGGTGGAGCCGATGTAACGCTAAAAGATGACGGCACTACATATGGTAGCCTAACAAATAGCAGTGGTGAGCTTGTTATAAAGTCAGGATCAACACCTACAACAGCCGTAACCTTTAGTGGTGCAAACGCAACCTTTTCAGGAAATCTTACAGTAAACGGCACAACCACAACTGTGGATACTACAAATACAACTATTAAGGACAGTTTGTTAGAGCTAAACAGTGGAGCAACCTCAAACTCTAACGACTGTGGTATAGTTATTGAAAGAGGGTCTACTGGCGATAATGCCATAATAATGTGGGATGAGAGTTCTGATACATTTGTAGTAGGAACAACAACAGCCACTGGAGCATCTACAGGAAATTTAACCGTTACAGACGGAGCGTTACAGGCAGGATCACTAGACATATCTGGTAACGTAGATGTAGACGGAACGCTTGAAGCTGATGCCATGACATTAAATGGCACAACGATTACAACAACAGCAACGCTATCAACAGGCATATCAAATGGAAATGTTTTGGTTGCAAATGCAAATATCGTAGATAATGATTTTCTTAGAGTTGACGGAACAAGCATTGAAGGTAGAAGTGCCTCTGAGCTTGCAACTGACATAGGGGCAGCCACAACAGACGATATTATTGCATTAAGCATAGCGTTAGGATAAAGGAGAAAACACATGGCAAATGACGCAATAGCAAGCATACAGGCAACGGTTCTTCCTGATGA